GTGGGTGACGCATTTGGGTACTTACTCACTGGTGGCGGTGAATATCGTCAGCTGACCAGGGCATCTAACCGATCAAATGGCAAAGTCTTCATTGCCCAAACCATAGCATCGGATGATTTTGATGTATTTGCCTGATCTGCCCACTATGCCAGGCCTGACCTGGGTCCCATTCCAGCCTGGTCACGTGGCTGTGATGAATGTCAAGGCTCAGAACTTTCAAACGATCAGCAGAGCTGTTGACGTGATGACCATGCTTGAACACCAGGCTAGAAGTGGCCACGCTATCACAGCGATATTGCACGGCAGACCAGTGGCCTGCTTTGGTGCGGTGCATATCTGGAAAGGTGTGGAAGAGATGTGGTGCTTGATAGAGGAGCGTGGGCGTAAATACCCAAAGACTCTGACAAGAGCAGCAATTCAATATCGTGATTTCAGAGTGATATCAAATAATTTACATCGGTTGCAAAGTATCGTAAGGTGCGTTGACTTACGAGCTGTGCGTTGGGGAAATGCTATTGGATTCGAGATAGAAGGCTTGATGAAAAAGTATGGACCAGACGAGGCAGATTTTTTTATGATGTCAAGGAGCTAAACATGG